ACGTTCTTGGTTTTCTAATATCACGGATGTTACGGCACGTCTATAAGCATCAGTAATTTTTGGTAAATCAGGATGCTCTAGTACTGGCTGCCATTTTTTTTCGTGTGTTTCAGATAAGTACATATGTGTTTATCTCCCTATATATTTACTTAATAGACAACTTAATGTCTTTAGTTTTGCTTATAGCGGCGCTGTAAGCAGCCATAGATTTTGATAAGTCTTCGTTAGAAGCATTATCTGCCGCCACATCATCTAATTTCTCTTCAGCAGTAGGAGCTTTCTTTCCAAAATAAGATTCTTTAACAGTTTCTAATTTCTTCTGATAGTCTTCTGCGTTTGAGTATTCAATCTCTTCAGCAAGTTTAGCAAATTTTTCTTTTGCTGTGTCAGCAAGGTCTTCAGAAACTTTAGATTTGATTTCATCTCTAACTTTAGTTCCAACTTCCTTGTTTAACTCAACATTTTTTTCAATCTGCTCATTGAGGTCTTTTTCCAGTTTTTCAATTTTACCTGCTTGGTCTTCAAGCACGTTATATTTTTCATCTGGAACATCAATGTAATGGTCTTCAAATAATTTTTTCAGACCATTGATAAAGTCTTCAGCTATCTCACCTTTGATACCTCTTTCAAGAGCGATTTCGTTTTCTTTCATCCACTCTTCAACTACGTATGCAAGGTACGAATCAACTTTTTCAGTTAATTCTGATTTAGCTTTAGCACTTTCTTGCTCTAATTTAGTATTATAATCCGCTTCCATTTCTTCAGCAATCTCTTTAACTTTAGATTTGATTGCCGCTTCAAAAATAGTAGCAGCTTTGTTCTTAAACTCTTCGGTTAAGTCTTTCTCTCCAGCGACAAGAGCGTCAACGTGTTCTTTTACGTCAATCTCTTTTTTCTTTTCTTTGTCTTCGTCTTCAGTTCTTACCTCAGCGTCATCAGCTTTTTTCGCTTTTTCGTCTTTCTTTTCGTCAGACTCTTTGACATCTTTTTTGTCTTTTTTAGCGTCAATAGCTTTTTGAAGTGCTGGTGGTAAATCGCCTTCTTTAATTTCTTTACCGTCTTCGTCTTTTTTAGTTTCTTTATTCTCCAATTTAGTGTTGTGACCACTCAATTTTGGCATTGGGTCAGCAGCACCTTGTGATTTTTGAGGAGCTTGTCCAGAAACTTTTGTAACTTTTTTAGTTGCGTCAGGATTAGAATCTGTTGGTTTTACTACTGCCTTACCTAAATCTTCATATTCACTCATTTTAGCAATATGAGAAGGTTCGGCCGCAACAGCATTCTTTTTAGGAGCATCCGCTTGTGGATTAGGTGAATTCGCCTCGTCCACTACTTTTGCTTCTAACGCCTCTATTTTTTGTTCTGTATCGGCCATAAGAATAAATCTCCTTAATTTATTTAAACGTTTAAATAATTTTCTCTCGTTATTAATAGATATTTATAAGATTACAGTTTTTCAATGAATTCTTTAAAGACTTTAGCTTTTGCTTCTGCTAAACGTAGTCTTTTAGCTTCATTTATATACTGTTTCCACTCTTCAATATCTCTCTCTTTGATAACACCATTATCCCATACCCACTCTTTACCTTCCATAATGCCTTCTACGAAAGCGTCTGGAGCACTCGGGTCTGCTACAATGTCAGCGGCAGTTGCTAAGTAAAAATCTCTTCCTACTTCATTAACTCCGCCACGTCCTCGCACTAGTGATCCCATACCTCTTGAAGACACTCCTAATTGAGCACCTTCGTTAATAAGATTTTTAACAATCTTACCGTATGGAGTATCCATCACTTTTGCTTCACCAACAAAGTTTGAACCGTCGGGATGTAAGTCTGTTATCATATGACTTACTCTTTCAAGATTTACAACTGGTCCGTCAGGATGTCCTAACTCACCAAATGCACGTCTTTTGTTGATAAATTCTCTATTATATCTTGAAACTTCTTTTTGCAATATCTCTTTAGGATAAACTCTTCCGTTCCTATTTTTGATATCTGCTTGTAAAAAGACACCTTTGATTTTGTAATTTTTCTTGCCTCCAACCTCTTCAACTATGAATTGTGATTGAGCGGCCTCTTCGGTAATTAGTTTCATTGTTCTCTCTCTTCTCTATTATTTATAAGATTTTTTATCTAAATTCTACTATAATTGAGTAGTTATCACCTTTTGCAAAATTCTTTGTACTTAACAACACATCACCTGTTGGTGTAGTTGCGTCATTTTTAAATGAGTTTCCATCAGTTCTTAAATCCATTGTTCCTTGTCCTGATAGAAATAAAGCAGTAGCATTTGTAGCACCATCCCATATCAATTCCACACCAGATTTTGCGTCTGATACGTTAACTGAATAATAAACTCTTGCTATACGTCTTTCACCATCTTCACTCATAAAAGTAGTCGCTGAAGCGTCTATTTTTTGTACGTTAGTTTCTCCAGAACCATCTGAAAAGTTAGTCATTTTTATGACATACTTAACTCCAGATGTATCTGCTATTGTTTGTGTTGCTACTATATCTGCCATATTAGAATCCTACGTGTGTAGCGTCAAAAAAATCTTTTGATAATTCGCCACGTTCTACTGTTGTTCCTTTTTTTCTACATCTAGCATAAATTTTATTTACTTGACCAGTTCCAGGAGTTGTATAAGTTCTTATACCACCTGAATAAGTTCCTGGTGCGTCTGAATATGTATTGGATGCTGTAGCAGTATTTTCATACTCCCAAACACTATTTGATCCTGGTACATCTACCCACGCCATTTTATGCTCCTAATTGTTCGTTTACTTCGTTGTCAAAATATTGATATAATTCTTCTTTATTTATTTTTCTTGCTTCAGCAACTTTATCTACTGAAGATTCAAATTTACTTATAATATCTCCAGACGTTCTTTCAATAAGTTTAAAAGTATCTTGTACTGCTAATTTCATTTTAGGAGATAAATCTCCATAACTTTTAGAGTCAAGATACTTTGTATCTTCAAATATTTTACTTGTAAAAAAATATTCGTTATTCATTTCTATACACCTGCGTCTGGTGGTGTTTCGTGTCCTGGCGCCATTTCTGGTGCGACAGGTTCTGGTGCTGTTGGACTCGGCTCTTTAGTCGGTTCAAAAGCGATTTCTTTTCCATCTGTATCCATAATTTTATCAGTTCTTGCACTAGGTTCAGTTACCGCTGGTTTAGGGGCACTAAAATTTTCAGGTTCTACACCTTTAAAAACTTTACCTGCAACATCTACTCTTTGTTTATCAAGAGCACTTGCTACTTTAGCTCTTAAAGCATCCTTAAATGCCTCTCCTGCGTCTGCATTTTTACCTTGTTGCAATTTATCAATAAATTCCGCTGTCTTACTTGGAATACTTGCGTCTGCCATTACATATCTCCTTCTATAGTATCTTTACTAGATTGATATTGTTGCATAGGGTCAGCAATAATACCATCTTTAATTTCTTTTCTTATTTGATTGTTTATATCTTCAATCTCCCTATTGTTTTGTCGTAAGATTTTTTTTCTTACGTACTCTACTGAAAAGTACTTACCAACATAATCTCTTACTGAATCAGCAAGTCTTATTCTCTCTAATAACATTTCAGAATCTTTTAGTTCAGCAAAGTGTCCATCTTGCAAAAAGTCATATTGGAGAACATCCCTTATGATTAACCAATCTTCATCCGTAATAACGGCTTTTAAAACTAATTGAGTTCTTAATATATCGTTAAATATTTCAGTAAATTTCTTTCTTAATCTTTGTACAAATTTTGTAAATTTAAGTTCGTCCCTTGTTATTTCTGTTGAACGACCTAAATTAAATCCAGTTGACGCTTCTAATCTACTAGCAGGAACATTTAAAGAACGATAGAGTTTTGCTCTAAAGTATTCTAAATCTGCCATCTCTCCTAAATTTGCACCACCTGGTAAAGTGGTAATATCTGTACCTCTTCCACCTTCTCTACTTGGTAACCAAAAGTCTTCAAGCATTGACATATAATTTCTGTCATCACGTATCTCACCTGTACTTGCGTCATAGACAAGTTTATTTCTATATCTTGCCATAACATCACGTAAGTATTGTTCTGCTTTTACTTTAGGTAAATTACCAACATCAATTTTGAAAATTCTTCTTTCAGGTGCTCTTGCAATTCTGTATATAACACTTGCGTCCTCAATCATACGTAATTGATTAACAGGTTTAATTGCTTTATGTAAATATGATAAGACCATATTTTTGTTTTGGTCTATCAGTCCACTAGGACAAAATGCTATTGCGTCAACAGCAATTTTAATTCCGCCTGATGTTGTATTAGTAACACCTTTTTCATTAAATAAAAAGTATTCTTTAACTTCATCAATGACGTTTAAACCATATGGAGTAGGTCCATCTGGTCTTTTCTTTCTTACTTCTCTAATCTTTTTAATTTTTCTAGGGTCTATGTATCTTAATTCTGTAATACCCTTTCTTGTAGATTCTCTATCAATTACTTTATGATAATATAATCTACCGTCCACGTACCATCTTCTAAAGATATCGTGACCTCTAGTATGGAAGTTCATTAATCTTAAAACTTCCTTAAACTCGTCTTCTATTTTTCGTCTAACATCCTTACCGAATGGTAAGTTATCTAGGTTTAATCTTATTGCGTCTTTGAGTTCATTAGCAACAATTGACTCGTTGATAATATCCTCAATTGCCATATCGCATTCAGGATGCAATGCTATTTCTCTATAACGTCTGATAAGGTCTTGTTCAGTCTTTGACTGACCTTCCATATCCAAGTATTGACCATAGTACCCACCAGCGGCGATGGTTTGTGTTCCATCATCCGCTTGTGGTTGTGTAAATGCTTGTTTTGGATCTGTAGGTTTTTTAACCCGAGTTATAGAAAATCCAAATAATTCAGCCATAATTTATCTCCTTAAAATATCACTACTATTTATAATAGTTTTTAAGTAGTTGTGTTACTTTCAAAGTATTGGAACGCTAATGTAACAGATGTTTCTGATAAATCACTTTTAGCAGCATAATCCAATGGAATTGCGTTAATACTTGAAGGAAATACACCTCTTAAAGTGTATGACTTAATAGTATTTCCGTTTCTGTCCAATTGGTCTACAAATGCGTCTACTTGATAATCTACAGGATTTGTTAATCCTTCGTTATCAGTCATATTGTTGATACCATTCATCCATCTTTCAAATGCATTACGCAATTTGAAATTAGTGTCGTTTATTACTTTGATAGTCCAATCCGCTATTGTTCTATCTCCAGCGATTTTTATTGCTCTGCCTCTAAAAGGTACTTCAATAGTCGTTATTGCCATACCAGGTAGTTCAGCGCCTTGACATAAAAATGCTAGGTCTTCTATTTCTCCGCCAACTTGAGCGTAGCCAGGAAAAGGCATAACCACTTTATATTGGTTATTTCTTGCTCCACCGCCCGACAGTTTAGCTTTGAAATCATTTATGTTTGCCATTGTTTTATTTCTCCCCTAAATTATCCTGCGACTTCTTCAAAAGAAACGCCTGTTCTTGTTGCAACGAATTGCAATGAGATAAAGTTGATACTTCTAGCAGGTTTTACAAATATTTCTGCTACAAATTCATTTCTATCTATTACTTCGCCTGTGTTGTTAGTTTCATCACAAACTACTAGGTAGTCTGTAATACCTCGTCTTCCTTGTACTTCTCTTAAAAAAGGTTCTACCATATTTCTAAAACCAGCTCTAGTGAATTCATCATTGAATTCAAATAGTTGGACTTTAGAAGCAGTTGAAATTGCCTTTTCTAAAATTATGAACAATCTTCTGACATTGACTCTATCAAATGCACTAGGATTTTTTAATCCAGTTTTATCACCGAATAATACAGTTCCTTGTCCTGGGAACGTAGTCACAGGATTTACTCTTGCTCTGTATAATTCATCTCTTTGTGTTTGTGTTGGATTAAATGCTAGTTTAACTGCACCTCTAACGATACCTCTATTTAAACCGGCAGGTGAATACCAAGCGTCAGCAACCATATCGGTTCTTGCCGCTAGTCCAGCCATATCTCCGTTTAAAGGAACATATCTATAGACATCATTATATCTATCGTACATATATTTGTATCCACTATCAAAGAACACATAAGAAGATGAAGCAATTCCGTTAAAGAAATTT